TATGATCAAAGAACAGGGAGAGGATGCAGAATGTGCCGCATGGATCTATACCAAGAATGATTGTCATTTGAAGGATAAAAATGGTGAGATTGATTATGATAGTGAGGTAAATGATCCTGCACTTGTTGCACGTATCTTTGATGATGTAGGAAACAATGATTACATCTATCAGGTGATTCAAGAGAGTGTGGATGAGATTACAGAAGAGAATCTAATGTCGTATCAACAAGAATTAGTATAGGATTAAAAGTTACTCACCTCGAAAGTGTCTTAGTAGTATGAAGAACACTAATCAACAGACCAAACCAATCAGCGGACAGATCGCCTATGATCCTGCGTTTCTATCTGCACTCGAAGGTTTACAATCGTTTGTATTAGAAACCGGTGCTGATTTAGATATGGCATATGATTGGGTTGCTGATCAATCAAACATGAATTCATTTGTGCATGATTTGATGGCATTTGATATGTTTTATGATGTATATTCTGAAGCAACAAATGCTTGATCTGTTTAACGACTCTCTCACACAACTTTCTAATCTTTCTATCTACAAACCTATGACTACTTCCAATCCTTATGTAAACACTCTTATTGAAATGGGTTATGACAAACAAGACTGTGAAGTTACTTCAACTATGTTTCAAAAGCATACATTTCCGTGTGTGATTTATGGACGTTCATTTGAGACTGAAGAGCAATACTTAGAAGAGTTACACGAGTTCATGAATGGCATGTGATTTAGGTTAGATTAAAAGTTACTCACCTTTAAAGTGTTTCAATAGTGTGAGGGGCACAGGACACCCAATCACCACTCCTAAGTGAGTCAGTTGGCAACTCTACTGCTGGTGATAAACTCACACCAATCTTCTTCTAAAACTCTCAAATCATGCGTAAAATTGAAACCGAAATGTGCCAAGCAATCCAGTCTAATCTTGATTGGAAATCTGGTAACACTCAAGTCATTACAATTGAGGGTGTAAGTTTCGTTTATCTTCATGGCAATCAAATTGCAACTATTGATGATGATTCGATGACTATCTTTGATGGAGGTTATCAATCAACTACAACTAAGTCTAGATTGAATGCACTATGTAACTACTTCTGTGTTGATGGAGAGTGTGTTTATCAAAAGAACTTTCAGTGGTATGTTGATAAGTTTGTAGGAATGGCAGGACAAAGTAAAGTCTTCAATACCTATGATTTCACTAATGGTTTCATCTTTGCATGATCATTAACTAACAACTAGGCAGCACAGTATTCAGCGTAAGACCTAGTATTAACCGAGTCCTGGTGATGACTTAAAACTCACTAATTACAAACTCTAACTAACACTTTTTCATGTCTAAGTCTGATCTCTTCCTTGCTCTTGAATCTGCACAGAATGGTAATGATATTCTTCTCATTCTGGAGGCAATTGAATCACTCTATTGATCACTTAGTTCATATAACTGAATAACACATAAAGGGGGTAAAATCACCCCTTTTATGCTATTATACATAAAGATTAGTCTTTTTTATATAATTAAATGTTATTTTAAATGTATATGAGTTCTCCACACCCTTGTGGAAAAGTATTATATAATGTGTGTATTAAGGTGTATTTCTGTGGAAAAGTGTGTGTTTTAATGTCTCATAGTCCTTGTACTTATGATTAATTAAATGGCCCCAGTCCCTGTGATCTTAGCAAGCACTCTATCACAACCGCGCAGAAATGTCAAGCACCCGCACATAAGTTTTTTGGGGACTTGACACTCAAAAAACATAAGCATCCCTCATAAATAACGGTTATGAGGTTGACATATAGCCACGCTCATTCTACACTGATTAAGTCTTCACACCACTCGGAGAAACATGCCTGCTATCTATCAACAAGCACAGAAGCAACGTTATCGAATCACCTTGAATATTGAGGCACTGGGAGATTTTGATCCCAACAATATCAACTGGGAAAGGTTGTTCGAACTTGAAGGATCTGAGAGGTGTGATGCATATGTGGAAAGTTTAAGTACTCCAGACAAATGGTGATTGTATAGGAATTAAAGTTACTCACCTTTAAAGTGTCCTTATAGTGTAAGCAGCAAACCGCCCCAATGAATTCAGTCACTCAATTGACTCACATCATTGACAGTCTGCAAGATAGTGGCAAAACAGTTACTATCAAGAAACTTAAGACTCGTGGACCCCGTAAGGGAGAAACCTGGTCTAAGTTGCCGATGGGGATGGTTTCAGGTCGCGCATTGGGTACAGTTAAGACGGGAGATTCTACCACCAAAGCAACAACAACAGGCGGGGGACGTGAACAAACAATGACCCCAGTCTGCGGTATTGGTAAAGAGATGGTATCAAATCTTTCAAAGGTTAAGCGTCGTTACGCTGCACAGATTAAAGCAGACCGTAAGGCAGCTGCACTAGATCGTCGTTGATACTTAAGGGGGGTACTTATTCCCCTTTTAAGTTACTCACCTTTAAAGTGTCCTAATAGCGTAATCACTCAATTCACTCATGACAGTCTCCGCTTTTCAGACAGACCTCACCGATACCACCTACAACGGTTGGACGAACTATGAGACCTGGAACGTTGCCCTCTGGATCGGGAACGATGAGGGTCTTTATGACCTGGCACGTTCGGCAGGTAGTTATGAGAATTTCGTAGATGCTCTCGAGGGTTGTTCCTTCAATGACGTATCGACGCCCGATGGTGTTAACTACAGAGACCCTAAAGTAAACATCGTCGAGATTAATTCTGATTGCTACTTCGGTGTCTAATAGTGTAAGTTAAGTGATACTTAGTGGGGGGACAGTTGTTGACACATTGTCCCCTTATTTGCTATAATGGCAGTATGCGTATTCGGCAGTTATTGCGCCCTTATGTGTTAACGTGTGGGGCGCGTAACGGGGGGGCGGGCGTTATAAAAATCGCATAAGTCCCTAACCTACAGAGGTGACAAATCGACCTCTCTATATCACATTCAAAAAAAAAATTCCGGCGAATATAAAAACGCTGCAAAGGTTCGCTATATAAAAAAAAATTTTCCCCATAAAAAATCTATGAAAAAGGAAAAAATATATCACATCTACGCAAAGGAAGAATGTATATACAATAATCTTACAGAGAATGAGTTTAAGGATATATGGATAGCATTAAAGGGTATGGTAGGTCTTATGAAGACTGACTATACAGAAGAGGATATTAGTTATGAAGTATGTGAAGTTAACCGAACATCAACAGTAGACACTAGTCATTGACAACGGATAGATAACACAGTATAATTGAATTGAGTTTTTTAAGACTTATGGCAAAAGGATTTACAGTAAAAGCAGCAGCACCGAAGAAGAAAGAAGAAGAGTGGGATATTGCTGCTATTAAGGAAAGGATGCGAGGTAAACAGATTGTATTTTGTTTACCTGGACGTGGGTGTTCGTTTGTATTTCTGAAGAACTTTGTACAACTGTGCTTTGATATGGTACAGAATGGTATGGGTATTCAGATTAGTCAAGATTATTCATCAATGGTTAACTTTGCACGTTGTAAGGTACTTGGAGCAAATGTACTACGTGGTCCGAATCAAATTCCATGGGATGGAAAACTAACATATGATTATCAGTTATGGATTGATAGTGATATTGTATTTGACACTAATAAGTTTTGGCAGTTGTGTGATTTAGCATTAAATGCTGAAGGTGAGGAGAAAGAAATTGTTGGTGGATGGTATGCAACAGAGGATGGACATACGACATCTGTTGCACATTGGTTAGAAGAAGATGATTTCCGTAAGAATGGTGGAGTTATGAACCACGAGACTGTGGACTCAATTCAGAAGCGGCGTAAGCCCTTCACTGTAGATTACACAGGTTTTGGGTGGGTGCTCATTAAGAAGGGAGTCTTTGAGAATCTTGAGTATCCTTGGTTTGCACCGAAGATGCAAGTCTTTGAGTCTGGTGCAGTACAAGACATGTGTGGAGAAGATGTCTCATTCTGTCTTGATGCAATTGAAAAGGGATTTGATATTTGGTGCGATCCTCGGATTCGCGTTGGTCACGAAAAAACTCGTGTTATCTAATCATGTATAATATCTTATGTAATGGACGTAAGATACATCAGAATCTGAGTGCTGAAAAATGTGCTGAGATTCTCGACGAATATGCTCAGAAGTATTATAATACTACTGACGAAAACAACAACCCAAACCAATTTGAAATTGAGGTAATTGACTTATGGCAATGATAAAAAACGGTAATTATATTCCCGGAAAACCCAAAAAAACTCGTCAAGGTAATTCACAAAATACATTACTTTCTGCGTCCTCTCGTAATAAAGCAAAGAAGCGTTATCGTGGGCAAGGTAAATAAGAATAGCGAAAGCAGTTATGAATGTCTTGTTTAATCACTAACTTACCATCTGTTGAAGTATGGGTAAGAAAAGAATATCTTACTGACCATCAAAGTGGTCATGGTGAATTTGTAAAGGGCGTTTGGGTATCGTGTAAATCGATTCCTGGACGTGCTTTTTATTTTGAAACATATTTACCAGAGTATGCTGCAATGTATGATAAGCTACCTATTAGTGCCTTTGTAACCGATCCTGAGACACCTTCACCTGATATGAATCTACCCAACCTACAATTCTGGAATTGTATGGACTATGGTGTAGTTAATATTGATAAGAAGTTCATCGGTAGTATGGACTTTGAGGTTTATACCAGGGACTATGGTAATGTAAAAGGCACTTATGTATGTACTATTGATAATTATCATCACGATCCAGATTATGTTGACTATGCTACAAGCGAAAATCCTGCCGAACATAAGTCTCATAACCTAATTGAACTTGAAAATGGACAATATGCACTCTATCCAAACAATAGAATGCGTATCTATGATAACAGTCTGACCCCTGTTGAACCAAAAATGCCTGATTTTAAGGTTTCTACCCAATATTATCAGGTTGAGAATGGTTTTGACCGTCTTGGAATGGGTCGGGAGGACGAATATTTTTGGAAAACTTCAAAAGAACGTCAAAATTTAGAAAAAAACACTGATGAGGAGCAAAATGGGTAATTCTAGAGTTGATAGAGATCAAGATTTCATGAAAAATGAGTATGGAACTGAATCATTAATCACCGATTATGGAAATACCTATGATCGATGGACGGTGAAGAAAGAAAAAGATCTAAGAGAGGTAGATTATGAAGAAATTGATGACAAAACTTTCCTACAAGACTGATAAATAAAGATACGTTTATACTTGTATTATGCCTGTCCAGCGGGTAAGTAAAGGTTTTAAGGATATTGGGAGTGCTTTTCAAGCAAATCCACTGTCTAATGATCTTCTTGCAATCAAAAATGAGACTGCAATCGCAAGATCAGTAAGAAATCTGGTATTTACCCTTCCAGGAGAAAGATTTTTTAATGAAGACCTTGGTTCTAGAGTATCAAGATCGCTATTTGAAAACATTGATAGTATTTCTGCATCTCTAATCGAGGATGAAATTAGAAATACTATTAATAATTTTGAACCAAGGGTTGAATTGATTAATGTAGTCGTGGCACC